GTTCTTAATGCAGTTAGTTCATCATTTGCAATAAACTCTGCAACTGCGTCATACGTTCTTAATGCAGTTAGTTCATCATTTGCAATGACTGAATCTAATTCAATGAATGGTGGCGGTGGTGGTGCTTCTGTTACAAATCCTGGTAATAATTATTTGATAACATCAGACGGAACTGCTGGTGGTTTAGTTGGTGAAACGAATCTAAATTTTGATGGAACCATATTTAATGTTACTGGTAGTGCTTTTATATCGGCAACTACAAGATTAACCGATGTAGAAGAAAGAGAACTTACAATTTTGATAGGTGGTTCACCATCAAGTCTTTCACTTGATTTATCACAGGCAAACGTTTTTGAAGTTACAGTTAATGCTGGTGTAAGTTCATTTACCATACTCAATCCACCGGCAACAGATTATGCTGGTAGTTTTACTCTGATAACAACTGGCAATGGTTTTACTTATCCTTGGAATTGGGGTTCCGCAGTTACTTGGTCTGGTGGTTCTGCTCCATCGGTTACATCAACAAATGGTAAACGTGATATTTATGGATTTATTTCAACAAATCAAGGTGTTAATTGGTATGGTTTTATTGGTGGTCAAAATCTATAAGGTTATACTATGATAAAAGATATATTACTTCATGTTTCTAGATCATATGTTAGGCAACCGGATTCTTATTATGATTTATATTATTCTGGAAAATACAATCTTGGTGAACAAAATAATGAATTACTTCGATATACACATAATCCAATAGAAATTGAAAATTCATCACCAACATTTCAGTCGGTAACGATTTCTACTCAAAACCAAACTGGAATAGGAACCATGCTTGCTGCAGATACATCCGGAAACTTATGGGGGTGGGGATATTCTACTACATTACTATTCCCTCTTTTGCCATCCGGATCAACTTATGTCCATAATATCAATAGAAGTTCTCCTGTTATGTTACAGAGTGGAATCGGATTTACAAAATTATCTGCCGGTGAAGCCCATGTTCTTGCAATAAAATCTAATGGAACTTTGTGGGCATGGGGGAGAGGCACATCGGGACAACTCGGTGACAATACGGCAACTACAAAATCTTCTCCTGTTCAAATTGGAACCGATAGTGATTGGTTGCATGTTGATGCCTCATATCATACATCATATGCAATAAAATCCAATGGAACTCTTTGGGGATGGGGATATTCCGCTCTCGGTGAAATTGGCAACTATATTGGACTTAGATTTCTAAAAAATAGAACAAATAAAACTTGGACAAAAATATCACATGGCATAAGTTACACCATGGGTATAGATAATTCCGGTGTCTTATGGGGGTGGGGTGTAAATACACTTGGTAGATTAGGAAATAACTCAACAACAAATACTTCATCACCCGTTCAAATCGGAAGTCAATACTGGTTAGATGTTTCTGCAAATAGATCAACGACTATTGCAATCCGAAGTAACAGAACCATGTGGGGATGGGGTGAGGGTTTATCATTTCGTATGGGAACTGGTGTTGCTACTGACCGATCATCGCCGGTTCAAATTGGAACTGCTACTGATTGGTCTTCTTGTTCTATCGGAGATGATACCGGATATGCAATTAAAACAACTGGAACGCTTTGGGCATGGGGAATGAACTCGAATGGTCAAGTTGGTGATAATACAGCAACAACTAGATCATCGCCAATTCAAATAGGAACTGGAACTAATTGGAAAAAAGTATATGCTGGATTGAGTTTTGCAGTTGCGGTTAAAACAGATGGAACTATGTGGTCATGGGGAAATAATAGTTCCGGAAGATTGGGTGATAATTCATTAACAACTAGATCATCTCCGGTTCAAATAGGAACTGGAACAGATTGGAACGATGTTTTTGCAGGAGATTCTCATGCATTTGCTATAAAATCAAATGGAACCCTTTGGGGTTGGGGATTGAATACAGCCGGACAATTAGGTGATAATACAACAGTTACCAAATCTTCACCTGTTCAAATTGGAACCGATAGTGATTGGTCTACCATATCTGCCGGTTTGAGCACAACCGTTGGTATAAAAACAAATGGATCAATTTATACTTGGGGTAGTAATGCGGGTAATTTGTTAATGGATCCTTCCAATAATGCAGGTGTGAGTAGATCTACACCTATATTAGTTAATACTGATTACATAGGAACATCTTGGGTATCTGCATCAATATACAATCACCTTACGTTCATAAGTTCTTCTGGTCAATTGGCAACAAATCAAACGGATGCAACTGTTGTTTTTTCAAATGCTGATACCAATATATCACCTGTTCAAATTGGTTCTGAATACACTTGGGTATCTTCTTCCTCTGGAGATGGAAGATTACATGCAATACGCAGTGATGGAACTCTTTGGTTTACAGGTAGAGTATTAACATCAACTACAAATAATCAAACTTCCGTTGGTGATTTAACACAAATTGGTTCTGATTCGGATTGGAAAGGTGTTTCATCGTTTGGTTCAAACAATTATGAATTTGTTGGTGGTATTGGATTGAAAACAAACGGAACTCTTTGGTCTTGGGGTAGAAACTCAGAAGGTCAATTAGGTGATGGAACTACAACTTACAGATCATCTCCTGTTCAAATAGGAAGTGGGACAGATTGGGATAAATTTGATGCTTGTAAAGATTTTGCCTTTGCAATAAAATCAAACGGAACACTTTGGGGATGGGGTCTAAATACTTCATATCAATTAGGAACTTCTACATCAATAAGTAGAAGTTCTCCGGTTCAAGTTGGATTATATGATAGTTGGAAATATATCACCGGTAATTCAACATATTCTGCCGGTATAACAAATGAAGATGTGATAAAAACAACAGGTGATAATACTTACCTTGCAACTTTGGGATATGATTATTCAAATACAATAGCTTTGAGAGTTTCGTCTCTAAAAAATATAAAAGATATTTCAAATGGTGAATTTGAAACGTTTTATATTGATGAAACTGGAAAAATATGGGGTTGGGGAAATAATGCAACTGGAATAATCTCTTCTTCAAACTTACCATATCAGTCACCTGTTCAAGTGACTAATACATCTGACTGGAGTAGAATTAGTGCAAATCATAGTCATGTTATGGCAATCAAAACTAATGGAACTCTTTGGTCATGGGGATTGAATACAAACGGACAATTAGGTGATAGAACTATTGTATCAAAAACCTCTCCTGTTCAAGTTGGTAGTGGAACAGATTGGTATAAAGTATTCACCGGAAATGCTGTTACATTTGGGATAAAATATAATGGAACTCTTTGGTCATGGGGATTGAATACAAACGGACAATTAGGTGATAACACAGTTATCAATAGATCATCTCCTGTTCAAATCGGTTCTGATGTGAATTGGTCAGATATATTTCCCGGTCAAAGTGCCGCTACTACATTTGGTATAAAAACCGATGGAACACTTTGGGCATGGGGTCTAAACAATTCTTATCAATATGGCAATGAAGACAGTAGTGTTAGTAGAAGTTCACCAACACAAATTGGATCTGATGTAGATTGGAAGTCTTTTATGACAAATGGGACGGCACATCATGCATTAAAAACAAATGGAGACCTTTGGACATGGGGAACTTATTCCGAAGGAAACTTGGGAACAGAAATAAACAGAACAACTGCTGGTTTTGTAAAAATACCAAAACCATTTCAATCTACATTTATATCTGCTGGAAATTTTTTATACCAAACTTTTATGATAGATAATACCGGAACTCTTTGGGGTTTCGGTGATAATACAAGTTATGCACTTGGTATTGGAAACACGACTGCATACTATGAACCAATTAGAATTACAACTACTCCAGAGTGGCAATGGGTTTCAAATGGTCAGGATTTTGCAATGGCAATCAAAACTAATGGAACTCTTTGGGGTTGGGGATTGAATACATCTGGACAATTAGGACAGAATGTATTGACAACCAGAAGTTTACCAACTCAAACAGGAACAGACAGTAATTGGTTGTCAGTAGACTGTGGAACAACTTTTTCTAATGCTATAAAAACCAATGGAACTCTCTGGGGTTGGGGATCGAATACATCAGGACAATTAGGTGACAATACGGTTGTTAGTAAATCATCACCAGTTCAAATTGGAACTGATACCGATTGGAGTAAAAATTATGCTGGTTTAACTCATGCTTTTGCTATTAAATCAAACGGTACTCTTTGGGGATGGGGAAACAATAATGTTGGTAGATTAGGAACTAATAGCACAACAAACTATTCATCACCGATACAAATTCAGTCTACTAGATCTTGGAGTATGGTTGCACTTGGTTATTCTCATACTATGGGAATTACACTTGATGGAAAACTTTGGGGTTGGGGATTGAATACAACTGGACAACTAGGTGATAACACTGCTGCAACAAAATCATCACCAGTTCAAATAGGAACTGCTACCGATTGGGCATATGTTGGTTGTGGTCCATCACATACTATGGCAATAAAATCCAATGGAACTCTTTGGGGATGGGGGGGTAACACATCTTATGAGTTGGGTAGTGGAACAAATGTTAATAGATCATCTCCAGTTCAAATAGGAAGTGCTACCGATTGGTTAAATGTATTTGGTGCGCCCAATGTTACTTTTGCTGTAAAAACGGATGGAACCATTTATAGTGTTGGAGCTGGATTGGTAGGTGTTGGCACTGGCTATTATGGATTACAAAGTAGAAGTTCACCTGTTCAAATAGGTGGTGGTTATAGAGACATATTTCCAAATGTTAGATATAACGCGAGACGTGCAATAAAGTCTGACGGGACACTTTGGGCTTGGGGAACTAATACTACACTACAAGCTGGTATTGCTCCTGCTACGAATTTAACATCTCCTGTTCAAATTGGGATTGATACTGATTGGTACACATCTTTGTCAAATAACCAAACAAATTTGGATATAAAGAAAACTATTGTAACATAATAATTTTTTGAAATAAATTTTGTTTATTTCGGATAAATTTTGTATATTGTGTTGTTTATTAACATAAAGGTTTTGATTATATGCATAATGCTAACAGTATTCATCCATTAGACTTATCAGTTCAAGAATCTATAAATGGTAGGCCAGAAATTAGTGAACAGATATTAAGAAATTCTCCACAAGACGATTACCGTGTTCAATTTAATTTGGGATGGCACGAAATGCGTCATAAAAACATGAAGAAGGCATTTGAACAATTCAACTATGGTCGTTTCATAAATGTTTTTGGTTTACCACCGATTCCTGGAAAGATATGGAAAGACGAATCACTTAAAGATAAAACACTACTGTTTCGTTGTGAAGGTGGTCTTGGTGATCAAATAGCAAATTTTCGTTTTGCTAAAAAATTTGAAGAAATGGGTGCTCGTGTTGTAGTTTCATGTGCAGCTGAATTGAAGGAATTTTTTTCTCGTCATGGATTTATTTGTGTTGATAATGAAGGTGTAATGTTCATTCATTATGACTATTGGGTTCCGGCGATGTCTGCTGCTTATGTATTGGATATGGAATATGATGATTTAGATGGATCTCCATTTTTATTTCCAAAAGAAAAAAGAAATTTGTTTTCAAAACCAAATAATTTGAAAGTGGGTATTCGTTGGAGTGGTAATCCAGAATTTGAAGACGAACAGCACCGAAGATTTCCACCTGAATTGATGATAGGTCTTCACGATATTCCAAATACAACATTTTACTCATTACAACGTGATGAAAATTTAGTAGATGGTCTTCCATTCGGTGATATGCGAGAACAAATGAAATCATGGGATGATACCGCTAGTATTATTGCAGGTTGTGATTTGGTAATAACATCTTGCACATCCGTTGCTCATCTTGCTGGCAGTATGGGTATTCCAACATGGGTAGTCACACCAATTATGCCATACTATACATGGGTTGTTCCTGGTGAAACTTCTCGGTGGTATAACTCTGTTCGTCTTTTTAGACAAAAAAAATATGGGGAATGGGATGTTGTTTTTGAAGAAATACGAGAAGAATTAACAAAATTGACAGCTGGAATTGTAAAATGATACCACATTATTACCATACCATTCAAGGATGGTTTACACAGGAGTCTCTATTCACACGAATGGTTTACTCTTGTAACGAAAATAGAAAATATCATTTTGTTGAAATAGGATCCTGGAAAGGAAAAAGTTCTACTTTCATGGCAGTAGAGATTGCTAATAGTGAACTTGACATTCAATTTGATTGTGTAGACACGTGGGAAGGTTCGGAAGAACACATACATAAAAAAAGTTTTGCATATGAACCACTTTTGGAAATGAAAGACGGTTTATACCAAGAATTTATTAAAAATATAGAACCGGTAAAATCCTATATCAAACCAATCAGAATGAAATCAGTTGATGCATCAAAGTTATATGCCGATGAAAGTTTAGATTTTGTTTTCATCGATGGTGCACATGATTATCAGAGTGTGAAAGAAGATATTGAACATTGGTTTCCAAAAGTAAAAAGAGGTGGTTATATTGCAGGTGATGACTATAATTGGGAAACTGTAAAACTTGCCGTAATTGAATTTTTTGGTAATGATATACTGATACCATCTACTGGACCAAATAAGGAAATGAATACATGGATGAACATAAAAAAATAAGTTTGGATATTGTTTTAAGAACACATGATTTTATAGATGTCCATAGTCATCCGAAACCAAGATATTGTGGTACAAATAAACAAACGGTTATACTGAAATCAATACAATCTCTTGTCAATTCTGCAAATGAATTTGACGGTTGTATTAAATTTATTTGGTTGGATGACCATTCTCGTCAAGACACTATTGATAAAATCCACACTATATTTTCAAAATCAAAATATGAATATGAATACATACCACTAGAAGTAAGAGGTTGGAATGCATCTGGATACGAACAGTTTGAAAGAGGGAGATCATCTGATGCAGATTTGGTTTATTTTGTAGAGGATGATTATTTACATTATCCAAGTGCAATAACAGAAATGGTTGAATCTTATTACACTTTCAAATTCAATTTGGGTAAAGAGGTTGCCATTCACCCATTCGATGATCCAGATAATTACAAACCGGAATACATAATGCCAACAAGAGTTGTTCTTGGGAAAGATAGAAGATGGAGAACAAATGAATATACAACTTTTACTTTTCTATGTAATCCAGAAATTGTAAAAAAACATTGGAGTAAGTTTTATACGCTTGCAACCGAATATATGACAGAGTGGGGCGAGAATAATAATATACACGAGGGAACTACCATAAATTCTATATGGAGAGACGATGTTATATTGTTTACACCCATACCATCAGTTGCTCTTCATTTACAATTTGAAGAACAACGAGATCCTTATTTGGATTGGGAAACATTATGGAAATCAATAGAAATTTGATATTTATACATAGAAAATTATTTTTAATTTTTTTGGTATATCGATGAGATACATTTATGTTGAAAATGGTGAGGCAAAAGGAAATCCACAAATTATTCCTACAAATTGGAATAACATTTCAAATTTTAATTTGTTGGATGAGGAAACTATAAAAAGTTATGGGTGGTTGCCACATAGACATATTAAAGTGAATGCTCCAAGTGGGTATAAATACAATGGTGTTGTGAGAACTGTTTATGAAAACGAAGTCGTTGATGAGGATCAAATAACAGAAAAGACATCAGAAGAAATGGAAAGAGAACTTCGAGATGCTTGGGATAGTGTTCGATCAAAAAGAAATTATGATTTGATTGCATGCGATTGGACACAACTTGAAGATGCTCCATTTACAGAAGAAAAGAAATTGGAATGGAAAACATATCGTCAGGCATTAAGAGATATAACATTACAAACTGATCCATTTAACATAATTTGGCCATCACAGCCAGGAAATTGAGATGAATAACAAAATTAACAAATTGATAAAAGAACTAAATCTTGCCATATTCAATGAAAATGAATTGGTGGATAAGGATGTTGTTGTTTTATATCCTGGTAAATTTCAACCCATGGCAATGTATCATCGTGAAGAATATGAAAGAATTTGCCGTAAGTTTGATAAAGATAATGTAATCATTGTTACAAATGATATTACAGATCCGATAGAGAAACCATTAACTTATGATGAAAAATTTGCAATAATGCGTCGTCATAATGTCAAACATATTCAAAGGTCAAATACACCATTTCATGCAACAGATGTTATTGAACAATTTGATTCTGATTCTACTGTTGTGATTTATGCAGTTGATAAAGATGATGTATCTAAATTGAAAGATTACAAACGATTGATGAAGTGGAATGGTAGTAGTAATTTGCCCTACAAAGATATTCAGAATCCCTACGTTTATTATATGATAGTAAACCATGTTCGGTATGACATCCCATCGTTTGGCGAAATGAATCAAAAAAATATTTTTTCTGCTCTATCAGACCGTTCTGCTAAATTATCTGAATTAAAGTCACGTTTCATTTCTATATTTGGTTGGTTTGATGTTGATATATTTAATATGGTTGTTTCTAAATTCAACACCAAACGTGGTAAAATGAAAGAGAGTAAAAAAGATAAGAATGGTTTAAGGCCATTACATATGATAACGAGAAAATTTTGGAATAAAGTTTACAATGAAATAATAAAGTAAAAGGTTATGTTATGGATATTAAAATTGAAAGTCTTGAAGATGTTAAGAAACTTCTTGCCGGTGAACACGATAGTCAAAACAAAGTTACCGTTGGATATACCGAAGAAGATAAGGAAAAAAATATTTCAAGAACCATTGGTGATAAATGGTTTGATGAAAATGGAAACGAGTGGGAACAAAGAAATGGTTATAAGATAAAACTAGGTAAAGAATGGCAACAAGAGTTACATGAATATCTAACATCATTTCCAAATTGTCCGAAAGAAAACTGTACCTGTGGTATGCCAAAACGATTGGATGAAAAAATGAGACGTATTCATGGTATGTGTTTTGATTGTGTAATTGACATGGAACACAAAATTCGTCTTGCAGGTAAATGGGACGAATACGAAAAAACAAAAGTTAAAGAGAATGCACTTGCTTGGTTAAAAGAAGCAGAAAGAGACAAGGATATGATTGCAAATGAATTGTCAAGATTAGAATTTACAAATGATTTTGGTGATAATGAAAAATGGACAACGCCTTTTGATAAAAAAGATATGTTAGAAAAAATAGAAAAAGAGTTTGCTGATTTTAGGAAAAATTTTATAGAAAAATTAGAAAAGGATTTGGGAGAAAGGATTGAAGAAAGTTAATCCAATATCAGAAACTTTTAGAGGAATAGGTGGTGATATATCTTCAAAAAGAGTGATGATGTTCTTTTCTTTTGTTATTATGATATTTATGGCAATACTATCTACGTTTTATGAAAAAAAAGTAGAACAGTTTATTTTTGATGGATTCCTTTACATAGTCGTTGGTAGTCTTTTTTCAGTTGCATCTGAACAATTTGCGTCCAAATATAGAAAAATGGAATCACATGATTATTATGAAGAATTGAATCATACTGATATTATAGATGAACCACCAAGAAGAAAACGGAGAATGTGATGAAAAAAATGATTATTGAAAGGGCAGTCCCAACAAACAAAAAACTTTACTCACAAATAAAGTCCAGAATTAAGAAAAAATATAAAGTGTGGCCGAGTGCATATGCATCCGGTGCACTTGTAAAGGCATACAAAGCCGCTGGTGGTGGATTCCGTAATGTAAAGGAAGTTATAAATAATCCATCATATCAACTAGAAGGGTATGCAACAAATCCATGTGGTAATATAACAGAACTTCATTTTCGTCTTCAAGAAAGTGAGCCGAATATGATGAATGAAGCCGAATATCGTGGGAGAAAAGTTAGTTTGGGTAAACCGTTCAGAACACCTGGTGGTCCTAAAAAGTTTTCCGTTTACGTTAAAAAGCCGAATGGAAACATAGTTAAAGTAAATTTCGGGCATAAAGGCGAAGGTGGTAAGAAAACAATGCGAATTAAAAAGAGTAATGCTGCTCGTAGAAAATCATTCCGTGCTCGTCATAATTGTCAATCTCCTGGACCAAGACATAAGGCAAGATATTGGAGTTGCCGTTTTGGATGGCCGTCGAGTGGCAAAGGTGCAATAGATAAAACATAATATATGGGTGAATTTACAAATATACCAAGAACGTCATTCATAGATAAATTCATTGAAACACTTTATCCTAAAATGGCATCGTTTGTTATATCTGATGAAATATCTGCTGCACAATTTTTAGCGGATTCTTTGCAGAAGATATTGATTGACAATGCTCATATAAAAGATACTGTAAATAAATTCGTAAATCCTAATTGTGAAACTGATACATATTTGCCATTAAACAAGGATTTGCCAAAATGGCAGATTGATATTATAAATGGATTCATATTAAATTTCATAAATGACAATAGTTCAGATATTCCCAAAGGATTAAAAACAGTAGCCGATGCATTCGTTGATTTTTGGAACAAATCAGAATGGACACCTGATGCTCCGAAATCAAAAGGTATGTGTAAAATAGATACATACAAACCTTGTGACAAGGATATACCTCACATAACAATTACCAATCTTGAAGAAAGTAAGAAATCGTTATATGAAGGATTGCAGAAATTAACAAGTATGTTGAAGGGTGGTTCAACTAATGATGATCCTGACTATTTATTAAAAGAATCATTAGCGCTTTTTGGTAGAGAATTAGAAAAAAATTTTAATGGATTGAAAGGTGAGTTCATAGGGTTTGATTGTAAAAATCCTCCCAATAAAATAACAGTTGGTTGGGAAGGAATACAGTTTGGTCCAATAGAAATTCAGATTGATCCATCTGCCGATGAATTAACCATATTACTAGTATTGTTCGCAATAATATGTTTTTTACTTGCTCTTTTTACTCGTAATATGATTTTCGGTTTAATAGGATTTATATTATTGATACTGACAACAAACACGAATTATATTAGTTTAAGTTTTATAGGTTTGTTGTTTACGGTTTTAACAAATAATTTGGATAAAATAAAAATGGAAGCAGTTTCATTCAATCTTTCCGGAGGAATAACCTCCGATGGTAAAATTACAATAACAGGACAACTTTCACCTGGTGTAAATCCAACACCTGGTGGAGATGGAACGCCTCCGGGTGGAACGCCTCCTGGTGGAACGCCTCCTGGTGGAACGCCTCCTGGCGGAACGCCTCCTGGTGGAACGCCTCCTGGTGGAACGCCTCCTGGTGGAACG